CCGGCCCGTATTCGACCGTGTACAGCCCCGGTTTCAGCTTCTGGATGTACGTTTGGATGTTGGCCGCGTCGTACACCAGCGTGATCGTCATGCCGGTGTCGCCCAGCCCCACGTTGCGCTGGCGGTGTTCCCGCCCGCCGCCCGCCGTCACGTCCACGCTTTCCACCGACGGGCTGAGTTCCACGTCCGTGAAATAGGCCGTCACGGTCGTGCCGCCGATGACCAGATGCACGTTATTCCCGCTGAGAGTCGCCATTACCGCACCTCCATACGCGCGCGAAATTGCGCGCCCTCGTGATAAATCGGCTCACCGTCCACCAGTTCCAGCAGGCGCACGCTGCGCTCCTGCGTCGTCGTCAACACGGCCCACTCCGCCCCACCGTCCAGCGGCGCGGCCGCGTCATACTCCCCGGCGTCGTTGAACCGGCGCTCAATTTCCGCCGCGCACGCCAGCGCGCCCGGCAACGTCGTGTCGAGCGCCTTGACGAGCAGCACGAACTCCGCGTCGCGCGCCCGCCGTTCGTTCACTTCGCCGCCCGCCTGCACGCTCACCACCAGCAGCGGCAACGCCGTGCCCAGCGGCGCTAAATCCAGAAACGCGCGCGTGCCCCACGGCGCGCCCGCCTCGCGCGCTCGCGCCTGCACCGCCCGCAGCAGCGCCGCCAGCGCCGTCTCGCTCATGCGCCCGCCTCTCCCGTGCCCACCAGCACGCGCTGAAACGGCATGTCCGTCATGAACTCCGCCGCCCGCGTCACGCGCAGCGCGCGCCCGGCCACCGTCACCCGGTCTTTCACCTGCACCGACACGCTCTCCAGCGGCAGAATCAGCCCGTACTCCTGCCGCGCCAGCTCGCGCCCGTCCCCGTCCATCAGCACCATCCGCTGCTGATACTGCGGCCGGATCAGGCGGCAGGGCACATCCTCGGCCACCACCACCCAACTGCGCTCGCTCTGGCCGTAGTCGCCGGTCGTCACCACCTCGCGCGCCACCGTGCAGCGCTCGCGCAGAAAGTCGTTCACCCGCGCCGCCATCGCCCGCCGCATCACGTCCGTCAGCATCACAACCCCTTAAGCCACTCGGCCGCCATGAAACGCGCAAATTCGCCCGCGCGCCACGTCTCTATGGCCGGTGTCATGAACGGGCGCGCCGCCATCCGGCTTGTGCCCAGTTCCAACAGCACGCCGTAGGTCACGCCGTCCATGAGTTCGTAGTGCAACCGGCCCCGGCGCTCGACGCGCATCGAAGCGCGCAGCGCGCCCGTGTCGATGTTCGGCGGCTGGCCCGGCATACTGGCGACGTGCGTCACCCCGCCGCGCGTGTAACTGCGCCCCGCCGGTGAGGTGTTGAACGACAACTGAATATCCGCCAAAATCGCCAGCGCCGTCGCGTTGAGCGCGTCATCGGCCATGCGCGGGTTCTGCCGGATAAGCTGCTCCAGCTTGCGCTTGTCGACGCGCACATGCGATCCCACCGCTCACCAGCCGTCCGGCGCGTCGGCTTGCAGGCTGTCCGAGCGGTACACCGCCTTCGACGTACTGCGCAGCGCGCCAATTCCGAACAACGCCCGTTTCTCCGCGAGCAGCATCTTGTAGCCCGCCACGCTGCGCGATGCGTCCACACGCAGCCAGTCCGCCTGAAAATCCGGCGAAGCGCTGAGACGGGCGATCAGGCTCTGAAGGAGCGCGATCACCGCCGGTTTCCAGCCCCCCTCTTCGGAAATCACAAACTGGATTTCCTCGTCGCTGTGCATGGCCGTGGCTTCTATCGTGTCCCCGGTATGGAACCGAACGCGGTCAATGTCGGTGGGCGTCGCGGGCGTGTAGGTGAATGACATCCCGCTAGCCCTCAACGACCAGCAGCGTGACGAGAACCGATCCCGCGTCGCCCTGCGCCACGGACACAGTGACATAGCCGCAAAGCTGCGGCGGAATGTACTGGCCGCTGATCGCTGCGCCGTCCGTCCCGCAAATCTGCACCTGCGGGTAATACCAGCCGTCCGTGCCACTGTCCGCCTTCGCCAATACCGTCTGCGCCGGACTGCCGGCCGCAATCGTCACGTCTGCCGTGGCTGGCTGACTGGTATAGTCAATATGCACAGCGGTCAGAATGCCATTGATCGGTGTCGTTGAGACGCCTGTACCGGTCGCAGCGCCCGCGGAACCCGTCACCGTCACCGGGATTTGATATTGCGTCGTCATCCAATCACCCCGATCCCGTCTGGTGGCCCTGTGAGAGCAGGGCCACCAGCCTTTACTGCTGACTAGGCGAGTGTCACATTGCGCAGGCTCAGCACGTGCCAGCGCCCGTTATAGGCCACGATTTGCAGGTTGTCGCCAATCGCGCCGCCGAAGGTCGCCACGTCGCCACTCGCGCCGGCGTTGTTGAAACCGGGCGTCGTCTGCGTCACCGTATGCGCGGCCGCCGTGGCGGCCACAATCAGCAGCACCTTGCCATCGTCCGTGCCCGCCGTCGGGGCCGCCAGCGTCATCGCCGCCGCCGTGCCTTTCGTGATCATCACGACGCCGCTTTTGGCGGCAATCGCGCCGTTGGCTGCGCCCAGCTCGACCGGGTGCTGTACGGCCGCCGCGATGCTCGCGCCCGCAATCTCCCCCGTGGCGGTGAGGGTGCTGGTGCTAATCCCGTTCGGGAAATTCGTCACCGTCATCTCAGCCTCCTAGCTGGGGTTGTGCCCGTAAATCCAGCGCCAGTCGTCCACGCCGAAGCTGTAGTGCAGCTTCAGTTCGTACACGATCTCGGTCGTGGTTTCGTGGGTCATCATCAACTGGACAGCCTCGCGGTTGTACCAATTGACCACTTCCCCGCGCCACGTGTCGTCAATCATGAACCAGGCGTTGGTGTCGGTCAGGCGCTGCCACGGAATCACCGTGAACCGGCCCGCGTTCGGGTTGATCGCATTGTTGGCGCTCGCCGGGTCAAGCTGCGACCCGGCAATCTCCAACGCCGTGTCTTCGAGTTCCGGCGGCACGAGCAGCACGTTCGGCGACAGGCCGATTTCGTTGCCCTTGTCGTCGGCGAACCGCTGCATGAGGATGCGCGTGGCCGACACGGCCGCCTTGCTCAGCGCAGTCGTGCCCTTGTTCGAGTACGTACCCGAACTCTTGTTGGGTGACTTCGGATGATCGGTGGCACACAGCGCCTTGCCGTCGCTCCACGTCGCGCCTGTGAAGGCCGAGTTGAACACGCTGGCCGCGTCAATTTCCATCTTCTGCTCGGCCGAGATGCCGGCGCGGCGCGCGATGTCATTGATGCGCCCGTACTGATCGTTGAGCACCAGCCGCTTTTCAACGACCACTTCCACGGGGTATTCCACATGGGTATACGACTGCGTGTAGAGCTGGTCGAAGTTCAGGCGGCCCTTGCGCCCGCTGGCCTGGTACTGATTCCATGCGTCCGGCGCAATCCCGCCCATGCCCGTGCCCTTTTCCTCCGCAATGGCGCTGGCGCGCACATTGAACAGGCGGGAACGCAGCGAGGGAACGCGCGTTTGGCCCAACTCGAAGTGATGGTAGATGATCGGGATGAGCAGGCTATCGAACTGTTCCTGACGAAGCATGTTGTTTTCTCCTTAGTTCAGGAAGTGTTCGCCGTGGGCAATCACCACCAGCGTCCACTCGTCGGCCGTGCTGTCCGCGACCACCGTCACGTCCACGTTGCTCGAAGCGGCCACCGTCATCGCGCCCGCCGCCCCGGCAATATCCAGCGTGTCGCCGATCTTGCGCGCGTTGGCGTCGTACACCGCATACACGGCGTCCGGATCAGTGATCACTTCCACCTGCGTCGTGCTGTCGATGCCGCTGGTCGTCTTCAGCACCACACCGACCAGCGCCGAATCATTCGTCGCGGCCAGGTCGATCTCACCACTTTCGAGATTGACCAGATCGCCCTTGTACAGCGTTTCCGTGTCCTTGAAGGTCAGCTTCTGAATCGTCGGTTCAGCGCCGCACAGGCGATACATGAACCGGAAGCCGGCCGTAGTGTCCACTACTGGCATGAGCTTGCTCCTGTCTTGTGCAAATTACGAACGGCTCCCGCCTGCATCCTTCAGCCCTCACGGGCCAGCTTTTGCTTTGCCGACGCGAATTCTTCTTCGGTCAGGCCAGACCGTTTCGCCTGTGCCCGCTCCGCGTCCGTCAGCCTGATCGCGCGTCCGTTCGCCGTACCCGCCCCGGCGTCCAGATCAGGCGCGGCCTTCACCGTCAGCCTGCTCCAGTTCGCGTCCAGCCATAAGGCCAGCTTTTCGGGGGAGTAATCGGCGGGAACCAGCGCGCGCAAGTCCTCCCGAACCTGTGCCACGCGCGCATCGTTCGACGCCCGGATCACCGACTCCAGGGCTTTCGCGCGCTCCTCATACGGCTTCAGCGTCTCCACTTCCGCCGCACGCTGGCGCGCCAATTCCTCAAAGTTTCCCTGCTCCGCCAACCGCTTCTGCTGCGCGGCGGAGAGTTCCTTAACCTGTGTTTCCATCTCCTTCAACCGGTGGCGGCGCTCGGCGCTTTCGTTATTCACGTCCGCCAGCCGCTGCTCCAGTTGTGTGAACCGCTGCTGCGCCCACTCCGGTAAAACGCGCACATCCTCGCTGGTCGCTGGCGTCTCCGCCGATGCGGCCTGCGGCGTGCTGTTGGGTGCTTCTTCGGATGGCATACCTTACCTCCGGGCTTCCCGCCCTATCTCGATATACGTGCGGCTTCCCGCCGCGCCTAACAACCCTTTCAGGCTCGCCTCCTGCACCATCTGGCCGAACACCGGGTCGTCGCGCCGGGCCACGAACTCCTGCAGCCGCACCGCGCCCGCCTTCCATGCCTCAAATTTGGCCGGCCCCATGATCGTCCGCTGGCGTTCTTCCGGCAGCCCGCGCAGCCAGTCCTCGCCCGTCTGCACGTTCACCTCGCGCCCGCGCACCACGCTGATCCCGATGCACCGGCCCGAATAGTGGTCGTCCACCCGCTCGCCCACCGGCACTTCCGTCCCGTGCAGCGCGAGGCAGGAGAGACATGTTCTGTCGTCTAAGGCGGCAATCCGTACCACCCGCGCAATCAGGTTCGCGTTGGCGGCCTGATGGATCGCGGTGGCGTCGCGGTACGCCGTCAATTGCAGCGTCCGCATGAGCGTGTTGGCCTGATAGCGCGGCACGTCCGCAATCGCCTGCGTCAAGGCCCGGCCCAGCGCGCGCGCGTTCGTGCCTTCCACCAGCCCGCGCGTCACAATCGCCCGCACGGCGTCAGCCGTCCCTTCCCCGAAGCGCGTCATCGCGGCGTCAAACGCCGGCCGCCGCGCCCGTTCCACCAGCGCCTGCACCGCCTCCGGGTCGGGCGTGTTCCACACCGCGCCGAGTTGCGTGCGCAGGGCCGCGTTGCTGCCCCACAACGCCAGCGTCGGCACACTTTCCGCCGCCGCTTCGCGCATGGCCGCCATCACGTACGGCGCGCCGGAACGCATCACCGCCGCCTGCTGCGCCGTCATCGTGTTCAATTCGGCCAGCAGCGCCCGGTAGGTTCGGCTGCGCGCACTCAGCGCCGCCGGCCCGCGCGCCGCGTAATCGGCCACCAGCGCGTCGAGCGCCGTCGTCAGCGCCGGGCGGTTGGCCGCCGCGCTCACCGCCGCCACCACGCGCCCCGCCGTTTGCGTATAGCGCCGGTCGAGCAGCCGCGCCAGAAACTGGCCTATCGTTTCGCCCGTCTGCCCGCCCGGCCGCATCCTAGACCGCCGCTGTGCCGTGCGTAATCTTCATGACGGCCTTGCTTGTGGACTTGGCGACCATAAGCACGTTCGGATACCAGCCGGTCGTCAGATCGGCCACCGGCGCGATCCCACCCGGCGTACCCGACAGCACGTACACTGCGCCCGTGGTCAGCGTCGCGCCCGGCGTGAAATCCGGGTCTTCCTCGACGTACTGCAGCGGTTGCCCGCTCGACGCGCCATGCAGCGCGATGCCCACCGGATCAGCCGACGCCGCCGATGCGTTGGCGTCGGCCAGCTTCAGCTTGGAACTGTCGGCGGCGTCCTTGTAGACCGCCTGCCCGGCCGTAATCGTGGCCCCCGCCACGCCGTTGCCGCGCTTCGCCGCGTTTGAAGCTACGACGTTCGCTGCCGTCACCGTGATGTCCGCCATGCGCTTTTCTCCCTTGTCTCGTTAAGCTGCCACTTCCGCCTGCGTGATGTTGAATTGCGGCAGGAACGCCCCGGCCGCCTCGACGTTGCGGCGCGTGTCTTCGCCGCGCTCAATCAGGATGGCGTCAATTTTCGCCTCGTCCCAGCCAAACACCGGGGCCACCATGCGCAGAAATTCCCGGTCGCTCACCTTGTCGCCAATCAGCACGGCGTTCTGCACGATTTCTGCCCGGTCGCGCACTTCCGCAGATTCCCACCGGCAGAACCAACGGGCAGACGCGGGCGGGAGTTGGGTTCCAAACGTGGCCTGCAAGCGCGCGGCAAAGGCCATCGCGTCTTCCCACACGTTCCCGTTTTTGACGGTGAACTTCCGCACCTTCGCCAGCAGCCCCTTTTCGCGCTCCTTCAACGCCTCACCGCTTTGGCTGTCCCCGCCCATCAGCGACGGCAACGGCGTGCGCGAAATCGTCCCGATCTGGTTAATCAGCCAATCGGCCTGCGCGATAAAAGGCACGATCTGCCCCTGCTCCATCACCGAGGCGTCAGCCACCTGATCGTTGGCCAGCCCGTCCGGGCCGATCACGACCCACATGCCAGGGCTGAGGTTCGCGGGCGGATCGAATCCGCGCGCCACCCGCACCTGAAACGCCGTCAACTCCGCCGTCAGTACCATCGATACCAGCGTGCGGTTCAGCGCGTCCTGCAGCGGGATGACACTTGAAATCTCGGATTGCCCGGTATAGCGCCGCGTCTGCGGTTTGTTGCGCAGGTGAAACAGCGGCACGCCCAGGGGATTGCCCGCCATGTCCGTCCACGCGGCAGTTTCGAGGTGCGTCATGCCGCTTGTGATGCTGGCGCCGGTCACGCCCTTGAATACGTATTTTTCCACGCGGTCGGGGTAATAGAAGTTCAGGCGCTTGTCGTCGCCCTCCTGCCAGATTTTGAGCGCGGCGACCAAATTGCGCGAGGCGCGATCATAAACCGGGATTACACCCGTCGCGCCATCGAAGGCCGGTTCGTGGGTCAGCAGCACGCGGCCCGCCGCGCTGTCGTAACTCACCATCACGAACGCATCCCCATCGCGCACGCAGGCGGAATGCACATCCACCTGCAAGCCGTCAAACCGGTTGTCGCTAAGGATGGTTGCCGCCCACTCGCTGGCCGCGTCGTTGTCGCCTTCAATGGCGTTGACCACGAGGCGATCCGCCATCGTGTCCACCACCATCTCGCAGTAGTTGTCGTTGAATTGATCTGTCACCGTGCCCGACACGCGCAGCATCTCGCGCATGGCCGGCGTCATCTTGGCGCGGTGTTCCCCGTCCACATACTGGCGGCAGAGCAGCACGCGCTTGCCGTACGCGTCCACGTCGCTACGCCACGTCGTATCCACCAGATCGCCGAGTTTAGTCTGGAGTTCGTTAAGCATAGCGGCGCGCCTCAACGGTTAGCTTCTTCACTCGCGGCCCCCGATCCATGCCCATACAGGCGTAGCGCAGTGCGTCCAGCGCATGGTCGTTCACCTTCTTCGGCGCATCCCGCACGCCGTCGCGGTTTTCAGCCCATGCATACTGCTCAAACTCGACTGCCGTATTGACCGCCCCGGCGCTCAGGCGCAGACGCGGGCGGCCGTCTCCTTGCAGCACGAGCCGGTTCTTGACCGCCTGAATGCCCGGCAGCACCTCATTGTCCGCCTGCTCCGCGTTCAGCCCCGCCGCCTTAAACGCCGAGATGAAATCAGGCTCGGACGGGTCGCAGTAGAACGTGTGAATGCGGAACGTGTCGTGCAGCGACCGCGCCAGCACCGCCCATTCCTCGATGCGGCGCTGGCGCTGGTATTCCTCGCGCACGAGCGTCATGCGCCCGTCCCCGTCCACGCCGAACACCAGAATGACGCCAGGGTTGGCATAGCCCCAGTCCACGCCCGCGATGTACTGCGGGTAATTCCCGCCCGCGTCCGTGGTCATATGCACGTCGCGGCTAAATTCCGGGTAAATCAAGCCTTCAAAGGCGACGAAATCGCCCTCTAACTCCTGCCGGGCAAAGTCGCCGGTGTACGCCGCCTGCAAGCTGTCTACGAACGCCGCCTCAAGAAACGGGTTCTGCGCCGTGCGGACGTTGAAGATGGCGTAATCGTCGCGCTGCTGTTGCACAAACTCCCTGTACAGCCAGTTGCGCCCTTTCGGCGTCGTCGTGACCCACGCATACCCCTGTTGCCCGAACTGGCGCAGGCGGCCGATCATGACGCGCCACACGTCCGCACTGTAGTAAGCGGCCTCGTCGCCCCACCAATACGTAATGTTCGGCCCGCGCAGCCGGTCAGCCTCGTCGGCCGAGCGGAATAACACCTCACTGCCGTTGACGAGCGTGGCGATGTTCTCCGACTTTTGGTACTCCGCGATGAATTCCCCGGCGATCTCGCGGAACGTGCGCAGTGTGCTGTCCCTCAGCATCGGGTACGTCGGCGCAGTCACCATGCCGACGTTCGGCGTCTGCACCTTCTGCCCGCCTATCGCCCCCAGCCCGGCGGAAAGCGCACGCACGGCCCCCGCAATCGACTTCCCCGAACCAATCCCGCCGTTGAGCGCCGCGTAGTGCGCGGGCGAAAACACAAACTCGTACTGCCTTCCGAACAGTTCAATCGTCTTCGCGGGCAGGGATTTGGCGGATTGTGATTTCAGCTTGGATTGGCCCACCCTCCGCCCCTGTCACTTCCGTCACGTTGCGCCCCCAGCCCTTGCGCCTGGCACCAGGAGAATTATTCATGTAGTACGCAAGTGCCCACTGCTCACCATTCCGCACGCCACGAGAGATGTGCGATACAGCCACATCCGTCAGTATGTCCTGCGCTTCGGTCATGGCGGCTTGCAACTCTTCAGACTTCGCAATGCGCCGGTACACCGTAGAACGGTCAATTTTCAGCGCCGCCGCAATATCCGTCACGTTACCGTCGCACTCCCCAATCGCCTTTTTCAGTTGTGCGTCGGAAACGCGAGGAGTTTTCACTTTTTTACCTGTCGCATTTGTCGCGTTGTGCTTTCCGTAAACTATGCGAAGTCGTTGAGGGTTCGGAGAGTGACGCAGGTTCTGCGGGCTAACGTGTGACGGTACAGCAGTGCGCTATTTTGGCTTTCACGCAAAGCTGCCTCCCGCAACGGTTCCCTGTGTCGCTCTCCCAACCCTCAACGACTCAAACAAATGGGCCAGCGCATAAGCTGGCCCTTCCCGACGTGCCCCGCGTGAGCAGGGAGCGGTATGCCCCGCGCCGGGGCTTGCGACTGGCCGGGCCGGAGTGCCCTTGCCGCCACCATGCCGACGCGCGAGCGGACGCGAGAAGCGTCACTACTCTTATTATCCCACACGACCCCCCTTGACGCGGGTGAGCCGGGCTAGGCCGGTTTCTTAAGCGGTACTTCGATTCTTGCGCCCTCTAAATTGATCACTTCCACGCCGCGCAGGGCGTGCAGCTCGCGCAGCGGCAGATCGTGGCGGCGCGTCTGCGCGGCCTCGGTCATGGCCTCGCGCACGATCTGGCGAAACTCGCGAGTCATGGCCTGCGCCAGCGTTTCGGGCGGCTTCTGTCCGGCCAGCGCCCGCGCTTCGGCGGCGATATTGGCAATCGCCTCGCGTTCGACCACCGAGTGAGCCGGGCCGGGGTCGCGCCACAAAGCCGGGTCGCGCCACCAGTGCGGATCGGCGCTTGCCAGCGACTGGCCGGTGGCGGCGTCAAGGCCGTGAGCGGCGGCCAGCGCGCGCCAGCCCTGCACGAACTCGGCATAGACGAACCGGCGGCGCGTCGTCATGTGGCCTGCCCCATGCGCCCGATAATCGCCTTAAGCGCCTCCAGCGCGGCCCACGCCCCGCCTTCGGCGTTCCACGCCTCGCTCGCGCACGCGACGTCCATGTCCTCCAGCGCGTCCACGCCCGCGGCCAGTTCGTACAGGCGTAGGTAGAGCGCGTCGAGATCGTCGTAAAGCGTCTCCACTTCGGCCTTGAGTGTGGTGGTCATGCGGCCTCCTGCCGCGCCTTCGCGGCCTGCCACTCGTCAAACGAAATCAGCCCGGCGGGCCGGGGCAGCGCGGCGGCGAACGTGCGTCGTTCAAAGCGCGTCCACACGGTATCGGCGTCCATCTGGTATTCGAGATTATCCAGGTGGACGTCGCGCCCGCGCAAGTTCACTTCGGCAATCGCAGTGCCGAGCATCCACTTTTGCGTCGGCGTCTTGCGGCGCATGTACGGCGCGGGGTGGTGACACAGGCAGCCGGACGTGATCGCCGACACGGGGTAATCTTCGCCGCGCCGGTTGGCGAACGTGAGCCGGTGGACATGGCCCGCCATGACGTGCATCTGATAGCCCGCGTCCTGCAGGAGCGACGCCGCGACGTGCTGGTTATGCCGGTTGCCGTGCATGACGCGCAGCGGCCCGAAACGCACGCTGTCCACTTCGCCGAGCCACAACACGCGCCCGCCGCAGCGGATAATGTCCACGAAGCGCCGCCAGACCGTGCGCCGGACTTGCGGCGCTTGCCGGTTGATGTAGTCGAAGACGCGCTTCTCGTGATTGCCAAGCACGAACACGAGCGCCGCGTCCGGCGCGGCTTTCGTGACGGCGGCAATATGCGCGTTGTACGGCCCTTCCACCGCGTCGAGCGCGTCGTCGCGTTCGGCGTCGTCGGCGTCCTGCGGAAACGACGACAGGCTGCTGAAATCAAAGAAGTCGCTGCCCACCACCACGAAGCCCGGCTTCACATGGCGCACGAGCTGGTAAGTGACGTCGAGCGCCGGCGCGTGCTGGTAGGGCGTATGAATATCGCACAAGTGCATGACGGTCGTGTAACCGCCGTCGGCGCGGGCGGCGTGCAGGCGCTGCAGGAACGCGCCCTGATCGGTGGCCGGGTCGAGATAGCGCAGGTCGGTCAGCGCGGGCGGCGGCAGGCCGACGGGCTGGGCGGCGGCGCGCAGGCTGCGCGGCTTGGCGGCCAGTTGGACAATCGGCGGCGGCGCTGATTTGCGAGGACGCCCGCCGCGCTTCTGACGGCTGATGCGCCCGCGCACGCTGTCCGGCTTGAGCGCGTACTTGGCGGCCAGCGCCGCGTAGGACAGGCCGGCCGCATGTTCGGCCAGCAGCTGGATGTCACTCGGCATACGTCACGCCCCCTTGTGCGGTCGACTCCAGCGCGGCTTCCACCGCCGCCTGCGCCAGCGTGTACTGCGCCGACGTGAGCGGCGCTTCGGCCGCCCGCGCCCAAATCCCGTCGAGCGCCGCCCGCGCGCTGGCGTACGCGCCGGGGTCGATCTGGCCGCGCCGGTCTTCGAGCGCGCTCACCAGTCCGTTGAGCCAATAGGCATACAGCGAGTCTATCATGCCGCCACTTCCCCCTTCTCCTGCGCTTGCACGAATACCCACGCTTTTGAGTGCGGTTGCCAGAACAGGCCGCGCTGGTTGAGCGCCCATTCCGCGCGTTTCAGGCCCCAGCGGGCGATCAGTTGCGCGCCCACCCCCTTGCGCCAGCGCCACGGTATCGGCAATCCGCTGGCACTCCGGGCTGCGGATACCCCGCCCCGCCGCCGCAGCGCGGGCGTTGATAGCGCGCTGGTAGTCGCGGGCGTGGGCTTCGCAGAACGCGCCCTTGCCTTTGTCCCAACGCGGCGCGCCGCAGACTTTGCACGTCGTCTGATACACCCGACTCACGCCCCCACCTCCGCTTCATACACCTTGACCACCACCCGCTGGCGATAGAGCAGATTGTTTGGCGCTTCAATGAGCAGGTTGAAATAGCCGTCGTCCGCTTCGGCCACCAGCGCCGCCCCCTCATACAGCAGCCGCGGCGCAACCGGCGCGCCAATCGCGGCGCTGATTTGCCGCGCCAACTCTGCCACCGGCCAACCTTCGTCGGCGGCGCGGCCTAGCCACGTTTCGGCGTCGTCTTTTGCGCGCAGCGCCGCGCGAAAATGCGACCAGTTCAGCCCGGATTCCCAAAAGACTACACGTGTTGCCGGGGGGTAATGCCGCGCCACGCGCACGTATTCGCGCAGCGTCTTTTTCTGCGCCATGCCGATTTCGCTGGCGAACTTGCCCAGCGAGTTCTGGCCGTAGCGCGTTTCCACCAGCGCCCCGACGTCGCCCAGTTCGAAGCGGCGGGCGTCCATGTCCTGCGCGAGCGCCATGCCCGCGCTAATCAGCGTTTCCCAATCGTCATTTGGGATAACGGACGGGTCGAAGC